AGCAACATTCTTAACCGTGACTACGGCAACACTCAGGGTAACCTTAACTCCGGTGAAGGACTCTATGAGATTGCTGGTATCTCCATCAAGCGTTCTAACAACCTGCCATTCATGGCTGGAACTGTTGGCACTGTTGAAGGTGAGAACAACAACTACGCTGGTGACTTCACTAGCCACTGTGGTCTGATCTATCAGAAGGATGCAGCTGCTGTTGTTACAGCAATTGGTCCACAGATCCAGACAACTGGTTCAGACGTTCATACTCTCTATCAGGGTGACGTTGTTGTAGGACGCTTGGCAATGGGTGCAGGTACTCTTAACCCTGCAGCTGCAATTGAATTGCGTGCTGAGTGATGGCTGTAACTAAGCCAGGTGAGTGCCGGATCAAAGAAGTTGATTACGTCGCATCCCGCACTATCACCGATGCCAAGAAAGAACTTGTCATCAAATCGTACACAGTGAACCCTCCTTCTCATGTTGAGTTTGGTAGGGATTACGAAAACTGAGGAATAACTAATGGCAATGACTGATACCTGGATTCAGGCACCGTATACTGATGCGGATTTCCTGTCCTATGTACAACCCGGTGTTCAGACTCACCCCGGCAACGGCGTGGCTGATGGTGTAGCAGTTCGCTACAGCGTCGCACGTACCCGTCGTGGTTACTGCACCGATACTCCTGCCTCTGCTGTTACATCTAGCACCTGTGGTTTCCGCAGTGCTTATGCATCACAGTCTGAGAATGTAGGACCATACGTCTTTACAACTGACGTTTAACTAATACTGGCTCACCTTCGGGTGGGCCTTTTTTTTTATCTATACGAGACACAGATGACCTACGAATTATATGAAGACAATCCCGACACGTACCTGTCCGCTGTAAACAGTGTTCTATCTGCCATAGGTCAGGCACCTGTGTCCGAAGTAGATATGAATAACCCTGAGGTTATGATGATCCTTCAGATTGTTAAAGAAGTATCTAAGGATCTACAGAATGAAGGTTGGATCTTTAATACTGAAGAGCGGTTGTGTTGGCAGCCTGACGAGAATGGATACATACCCATCCCCAATGATGTTCTAAGACTAGACATTAGCGATGGACAATACATTAAGAATACAGATGTAGTCAGACGGCCAGGCGCTAAACCTGTCGTGGATGCACCAACACTAAAACCTAAGAAGAGGAAGAAATGCGACTGCTAAAGATTGGAAGTAGAACGTGCCCAGCATGTACTGCAAACAAGAGGTTTGATAAAGAGATTGCTTGGCAGTTAGGATATGAACTAGTTGATATCTATAAAGGCACAGCAGATTATGATGCAATACAAAGTGTACGGGAAAGGTTTACCAAACAAGGTTATAAACTATCGTTCCCAACGTATGTATTTGTAGATGAGCAGCTAGAAATATTAGGTTCTGTGTCTGATGTAAGCACACCTAGTATGTTTAAGTCAGCACTGCAGGCTTGTCTTCATAGAAGTCCTAAGCCTAAGGGAGAGGTAATGGACTGTACACCTAAAGGTGAGCAGTGTGGTGCAGCTAACTTTGTGAACTGGATCATCCTCACTGGTGAAGATGGTCATGTCGTTCGCTATGACAAGCGAGAAGATAAGGGTTGCAAGGCTTTTGGTGACGGCATCGCACCACTACATAGGAATACTAAATATACTTATGAGTTATTCAGTACCTTTGCTGACCCTGGTCAAGGTCAAGGGGAAGGCAGAATCTTACATAGGATCACCAATGGTGGCCGTAAGTTGGAGATGGAAGAGTCCGAAGACATGGACTACACTGACCTAACTATCGAGATGGCTCCCGGTTACGGTACTTTTGAATGGACAAGTGACACCACTGGTATTCTTACTGTCCCCGAAACTTGTGGTGACGCTCCTGGTCTAGGTGACCATGACTGTAATGATAAGGAAACACTAGCTAACTGTGTACCTACCACCATCTTCACGGAGATGAATAACATCCCTAGGTTCTATAGCCATGTATGGGATAGGGCTAAGATCTCCTCAGTAGCTGTATTGAATATCTATGATGAGCAAGAGCACCGTGTTGTTGTTGAGTTCAATAGGAACGTCTGTGACCTACCTGACATAGCTAACTCTTGGTGTCTATGTAATGACATCACAGCAGCTGGTGCAGGAGACTCAGACTACGGTAAAATCATGGAGGTTTTATCAGTCGATATCACAGCACTAAATGAGAATACCTTTGAGTACTTCTTCTACGGTACTATCGAACAAGAGCATGGAATTAATGATAAAGCATTTGTTCCTTCGTGCCTTACGTTCTACTGCTGTAACAACGGTGGTGGTGGTAACGGTTGTGAAGATGGTAGGCCTGATGGAAACATTGACATTGGAGATGGTGATGGAGATGGTCTAGGAGATTGCGATAAGCGACCTACACCTGAGCCTGTACCTGGGTCTAATGATCGTAACCCTGTCTATCTATATGACAGGTTGAATCATACCTATATCTTCTGCTGTCCTATCAAGGCTGATGTAACTTGGCTACTGCCATTCGATACACTACCTCCTGTATTCCAGAGATACATCACAGCGGTTGCCTCAGTAAGAGCAGCTGCACAGATGAATGCTAACCCACAGCTATTCCAGCTACTGAAAGATAGAGAGAATACATTGAGGATGGAATGTATGAACTATGAATTAGAACAGGGTGATCTTAACTTCTTAAATCAACCTGATCATTCTACATACCTTAGCTATCAAACTATGCAAACATTAAATAGATAAATATGGCTAGCGTTTCACAAGTAATCCCGAATTATGTTCAGGGTATGTCACAACAACCGGACCAACTTAAGGTGCCGGGACAATTAAAAGATTTAGTCAATGCCTACCCTGACGTAACACGTGGATGCATGAAGCGTCTAGGGTCTAAGAAGATTGCACAGCTAGGTTCAGCACCTGATGGTACTTGGTTTGCTATTGATAGGGGGCGTGATCCTGCTAATCAATACATAGGTAACATCAGCTCTGGCCTGTATTCAGGGCAAGTACAGATCTGGAACATGCTAGGTCAACAGTGCAATGTGATGTACTCACCTGAACCTTATGATGATCCAGATCGTGAAGGTAAGCCTGGGTTAGTGAGTAGGTATCCTAATAATTATAGCTACTTAGTACCAGACAGGAACCCTTTATACAATCCTAATTCAGATAGAAATCAATACGAGAAGTATAAGAAGTTAAAAGTATTTCAAGGTGACGGTAAAGTCTTTGTCTTGAATGATCAAGTAGTTCCTAAGCTAACTGCTGATGATGTTAACGATGACGAGATGTGGCATGAAGCATTCGTCAGCCTACGTCAGGTGCAGTATCAAAGAGATTACCTCTTAGCGTTTGACGATCCAATGAAGAATGATTCTGAGGAGAACATCTCATGGGACTACGCTAAAGGTATCAGTGATGTGCAGTTCGTAGAAGGTAGTCCTAATAAGAGAGATCCATTCCCTGAAGATAAGATCGGAATGGTTTGTGATCTATCAATGGGTTATCAAACAGCAGACATCACTGCAACTGAGACAGACACAGGAGGTAAGATACAATTAGTATCTAGTTCTAATCCTGATGGAGAAGATCTTAGGATCAGTCTAGAGGTTGTCTGTGTCACACAACAGGTAAGAGAAGGTAGTGGAGAGAAGACAAACTACTTATGGCAAGCTGACTACACACCACGTCTACAATTAATTAAAGGTGGTAAGAACTGGAAGGACGGTGATATAATTGTCATCAGATACCAGGCTGACCAATTCATTAATAGTGAGTGGAGGAAGTGGGGTTCATCTGATGGTTGGGTAGAGATTAGTTTTAGGATTGGTGGTAGCGGTACACAAACCGTCCAAGCTGATATCGGATACATCTCTGTCAAGACTGACATCGCTACTGGTGATGAACAGATCCCATTTGCTAGTGCTAACGATATTATCACTGGCTTCTGCTTTGCATTAGAAGCAGCTGGAGCCTTCCCACTTAAGTATGACGAGGAAGGTAACGAGGTTGTAGGTGAGAATATGTACACCGAACCTGATACTGTTACTGTGTCATTTGGTGGTAGTGGTGACGAACGAGTCACTGAAGATGTAGACGGACCTGATGATAATAGAGAGAAGTTCCTAGAAGGAATGGATATTAGATTTAAACCTGTCGGTAATGGCATCTACATGCAACGCCGAGCTAATAGAAATAATGGAGAGGCATCGTTCAATCTGGTAACACCAGAAGAACAGTTGTTCAACCATATGTCTACTAAGAAAAGAGGTGAGTGGTACTCAGTTGTCAATAGTGTCACACGTCTTCCTAACCAATGCCGTCATGGCTACATGGTACAGATTGCTAACTCTGATTCAGAGGATGATGATTACTACCTGAAGTTTGAAGGCAACACTGACACTGATGGTGAAGGTGTATGGCGTGAGTCCGTTAAGCCTGGCATGAGAGTAGGACCAGTGTTCAGCACTATGCCACATGAGATCATCCGTATTGATGAATCAACCTTTGTCGTTACTCCAATCAAATGGCAGAAGCGTGAAGTAGGTGATGAGAACACAGCACCAACTCCTTCTTTCTTACCTATCAAGGGTGGAGAGAAACGAGGCTTCTTACGTTCAATTACAGGCATGGCCTGGTATAGGAATCGCTTTGTCTTAATGGCAGATAAACATGTCTGTTGTTCAGCTGCAGGTGATTACTATAACTTCTGGCCACGTACTGCAATGACAGTCAGTGAGGATGATCCTATTGATATCCAAGCTGCAGGTGAATTTCCAACACCACTTGTACAGTCTATGGAGACAACAGCTGGCCTGGTGATGTTCACTAAGGAAGAGCAGTTTCTGTTTACTACAGATGCTGATATGTTGAAACCTCAGAGTGCAAAGATAATGTCACTCTCTAGCTATAACTGTAACCCTCACGTACCACCTATCAAGATAGGACAGAACATTGGATTCATATCTGATGCTGGTCTCAATGATAAGTTCTTTGAGATGTCTGGTGTGAGTAGGGAAGGTTCAGAACCTAGTGTTGTTGAACTATCTAAGTTAATTGAACCACGACTTGCTGATAACAATCAGTTACTAGCTCATTCAAAGAGCAACATGACTGTATTCATTGGTAAGTACTGGGATCCCGAGTGGCTACAAGCTCCACAGAACACCACTGAGGTGACCTGTGAGGGCACTGAAGTTAACCCTTGGGCAATGTATGAGGCAGAACAGATTAGAGAGGTGTGGGGCTATAAGTACTACGACAACGGTAGAGAACGAGTTCAGTCAGCATGGTTCAGGTGGGTCTTTGATTGGCCTATTTGTTTCCACGTCTGTATGGATGATAACTACTACCATGTAATACATAACGGTGGTGATACAGAGCTAAGGGTTATCGGCATGAAGCATGAAGATAACTTGATGGCTGCATACTTAGATGGTCACTACAATCAGATGTTGCCTGGTGAATGTTTCTATGAACAGGACGGTAACACTGTATTCCCTATTGATAGCGAGTTCCATCGTAATGATGAATGCTATTACTTTGAGATGTATAACATCCATGATGCTATAAAGGAGTACACTTGTGGTGAAGAATACACACCAATATACTCTGGCTATAGTAAGCTATTCAACAACGTAGGTACAGACGATTGCAACAGGAAGTGGGCAGTATTGCCTGGCAACTGGTTAGAAGTATGTGGTGAAGAGATTGACCCTACTGATCCAGATAGTCCTTATCGCTTACTAGTTGGTAAGACATTTGACATGGTTGCTATCTTCCCTACTATCTATGTCACCAAAGCAGAAGGAGATAAGTCCCGATCTAAGTGGGATCCAAACCTAACAGTTCATAGAGCTAAGTTTAGTGTTGGTAAACCTTCTACATATCAAATACATATTAAACGTAAATCAAGGGATCCAGTGGTTAAGTTCCACGATGTAGATTTCCCATACCCACGACAATCTGAGGAAGCCTTTACGCAACCTATTTATATGCGTAATGATGAGATCCAGATGAAGATGGTATGTGGTGATCCACATGGAGGGATTCTCTATTCCATGCAATGGGAAGGAGACTTCAATCCCAAATGGTATAAGTATGTCTAAATTTATTCATCCAATAACTATGGAGGCTGCCTACGAGGTGGCCTCGAACCTACGCCCCGAAGACCTAGAAGAGGTAGTTGAGGGGCATGGTTTAAATCCAATCATTGATATTCCACTATCTTGTCTGCATGGTGACAACGTGTATTTCACAGTACCAGACGGCAGGATTGCTGGACTGGCTGGTGTACAAGACCACGGACAAGTGTGGATGTTAACTACACCCGCTATACATGACTTTCCAATTACCTTTGCTAGAGAAGCCAAGCGTTTTATAGACGCTAGGACTGAGCCTAGGTTATGGAATATTGTATATGCACAAAATACAGTTCATATAAAACTTCTCAAACATCTTGGTTTCAAGTTTGGAGGGGAGTTTCCTTATGGGCCTTTTAATCGTCATTTTATTGAGTTTCAAAAATGTGTGCCCCCGCAGCATTAGGTATTGCTCAAGCTGGTGTAGGACTTATGGGAGCCGCTGGTTCCGCACAATCCGCATCAGCATCAGCAGCTGCCCAGAATGCACAAATTTCTGCACAGAATAAGCAGAACAAGATCAACTATATGTTCAGGAACGCTCAACAAACAGATGAGTGGTCTAATACACAAGAACAGTGGAGAGCAAAGAAGAGTCAATACAGTGAGCAGCTGTATGAGAATCGTGATTCCATTGGTAAAGCCTATGGTGCTGCGTCAATGGCTAACGAGAAACTCTACAGAGACTTTCTTGGCCAATCACAAAGTATCAGGATGCAGCAACTAGCTGCTTCTACAGGTACTGGTGAGACACGTGGTAAGACAGCTAATAGGTTGTCGAAACTACCTGAAGCACAAGCTGGTATGCAGATGGCTGCCGCTAGAGATAACGTGAAATATGCACAAGATAATATTAACTTCTCTATGCATGAAGCAAGAGACCAATACGCTAAACAGAACCGTGAGAACTGGAGAGCAGTATCTATTGCTCCTAAGCCAGGTATGAGAGCACCTGCTCTACAACAACAGGCTGGTGTCGCTGGTCCTAGTGGACTGGGAGCTATGGCAGATATTGGTGGTGCAATTCTTGGTGGATTTAAAACATTCAATTCACTCCAACCTCCTACAAGTAACCCGTGGGGTGGACCAGGAGGAGGAGGAGGATTTACACCCTCAGCAAATCTAGGTGCCTTATCAATTGGCCAAGCAGCTGCAATGCCATTTAGCCCACAGAGTATCGCATGAAGTATCAACCAACACCTGATGCTCCAGGTTCAATTCAATTCAAACCCAAACAGATTGGTTCTATAGCTAGTCAGCTTGAAGAGCAGAATGCTAGAGATCGTAGAGACATGGAAGTTGTTAAAGCAACCATGGATGCTAACTCTG